GATGGAAGACAATGACGCCCAGCGCGATTCAATTCGCAAGATGGCTTGGTTTGCTCTTTTTGGTCTTCTACTGTATCCATTTGGTATTTTTCTTGCTAATGCCTTCGGTATGGATACAGCCGCGAACCTGATCGCAGATATCGCTCCGACCTACTTTGCTTCAATCGCTGTATTGGTATCAGCGTTCTTTGGAGCGTCTGCACTTAAAAAAGAAAAGTGAAGACTTGTAAGTATCATTACATGGACGGTATGTACCACACCGAATGCGGGGCGAAAGTTTTGTTTCGGCCCGTCAAAAAGTGCGATAAGTGTGGTAGGAAACCACAGGAGATAAAGTGATGTTAAACATGTTGCTTGGCCCAGCCCTTGAACTCGGAAAAGAGTTTATCAAAGGCAAAGCGGACGAAAAGAAAGCAATCCAAGAACGCAAGATTAATGCGATCCAGAACGATGCTGACTGGGAAAGTAAGATGGCGGACGCCACAAAGAATTCATGGAAAGATGAATTTTTCTCGATCATCCTGTCGCTTCCTTTGATTGCCGTTGCGTATAGTGTTGCGATGAATGACACTGCAATTATTGATCGTGTTAATGAAGGTTTTGCTGCACTGAATCAATTGCCTGAGTGGTATCAATATTTGCTGTTTATCGCCGTCAGTGCTAGTTTTGGCTTAAAATCAGCGGACAAAATCATGTCCATGAAGAAAGGAGGCAAGTGATGCCGGGGAAGAAAAAACTTACAGATTTAACAGGTGACGGCAAAATCACGAGAGCCGACGTTCTGAAAGGTCGCGGCGTTGCAGGCTTTGAGAAAGGCGGCTCGGTTTACCGTGATCCTCCGATGGAGCCTGTAACTGGCAAAGAAGAAACCTCTGCCTTTATGGACGAGATGCTGTTTGAAGACCGCCGATTAAAAGACAAGAAATCCCGCGAAGAGTACAAGAAAACGTCTCGTCGAGGAGATCAAGAGCCTGTGGAAAAATACGCTATGGGCGGCTCAGTGTGTGCTGGTACCCGTTCTGCTATTCAAGGCAAGAAATTTAAAGGTACGTTCTAATGTACAGCATCACGATCACAATGGGCGGTATGCCTGTTGATAAGATGGAAGAAAGTGAAGACGGTAAGAACTGCCCTCTTGCTACGCAAGACCCAGAAGTCAACGAAGCGAACAAGCAGTCCGCGGTAGAAGAAGCAAACTACCGTGATCCGCAGAACGACGGCGGTTTTAAGCTTTCTGATGTTTGTGGAAACTGTGTAGCGTTTAATCAAACACATGACATTATGGAATGCATGGGCAACAACCCAAATCTTGGATATTGTCAGATGTATAAATTCATGTGCAGTGCGGATCACACCTGTGATAGCTGGGCTGAAGGCGGTCCAATCACCGATGCGGACGACGGATCGGAGCATGATATTTTATAATGGATGTTGTTCAATTCGCACAATCATTGTATAAAGTCCTACGAGAACGTGAATTCGATTTACGGGATCAATTGGCAAACGGTATTGCTCAGAACTATGAGCAATATCGCAGTATGGTAGGTGAGCTTCAGGGTATTGCTACTGCCATCGACGAAATGAAAACCCTGCTGGAGAAAAGTGAAGACGATGTCGAAGACCTCCTTGCTAGTTCCGGAGCACGTCGCCGCTAGTTTAGCTGCTGAAGACACTGCGAAAGAACCGAAGAAAGATGGACCGTCACTCGAAAACGCCTATGTTGAAGAGTCGAACCGCGTCCTAGACCCCTCCCTCCTCGATAAATCATTAAAAGAAAGACTGCCAACTCCTACGGGATGGCGGATTCTTGTAATGCCATATCAGGGTCAATCCACCACTGAAGGTGGGATATATATCCCAGATGAGATCCGGCAACGGGAACAACTGGCTACTGTTGTGGCGTACGTTCTTAAAATCGGTCCGTTGGCGTATAAAGATCCCGGCAAGTTTGGGGATTGCGAACCTTGGTGTAAAGAAGGTGAGTGGGTTTGTATTGGCCGCTATGCGGGTTCCCGATTCAAGATTGATGGTGGGGAAATCCGGATTATTAACGATGATGAAGTCATTGCGACGATTCTTGAACCAGGAGATGTGATGAATGTCTGAAGAAGAAAAGAATGAAATTGAAGAAATAGAGGTTGATCTGCCCGAAGCGGAGGAAGCGGAGGAAGCGGAGGAAACTGCCGAACCTGAAGCGGAAACCAAACAGCAGGCTCAAGCAGAGCCCGAACAGTCGGAAGAAGAGCTTGAGAACTACAGCAAGAATGTCCAGAAACGTATTAAAAAACTGACGGAGAAATATCGTCAGGAAGAACGTGATCGAGAAGAAGCTGTACGTTTAGCGCAAAAACTGCGCGAAGAAAACGAAAAGCTAAAGACTCAGGTGCAGGGCTCACAGCAGGCGCATCTAACGGAGTATGGCGCACGTTTAGATAATCAACTGAATCTTGCTAGGCAAGCTTACCGAGACGCGCATGATCGTGGCGACATAGATAAGCAGTTTGAAGCACAACAGATGATGAACCAGATTGCCATTGAGCAAGAGCGTTATCGTCTCGCTAAAAAACAGCAGGAAAAACTGGAAGTTGAACGTGTGCCAGAACAGGAGACCGCTCCTGCACAGCCCGCACAACAGCAAGAGCGTGCTCCAGAGCCTGATCCAAGAGCCCAGGAGTGGGCAACAAAGAACGAGTGGTTTGGTCAGGACGATGTTATGACTTTTGCTGCTTTTGGTATCCATAAAAGACTTGTGGAAGAAGAAGGATTTGATCCAACTTCTGATGAGTATTACAATGAAATAGATCGACAGATTCGTTCGGAGTTCCCGCACAAGTTTGCCGGTCAGAAAAACGGGAGAAGTGGTCAGGTCGCACCTGCTGATACTTCAGCTTCTCGTAAAAAGTCAGGGCGCAGAACAGTCAAGCTAAGTCCATCTCAAGTGGCCATAGCCAAGAAGCTTGGCGTTCCACTTGAAGAATACGCAAAATACGTTAAGGACTAAGGAGAACTGTTATGACAGAAGCTAATACACGCACACCACGCGCAGCCAAAAATCGCTCAACGGAAGAGCGCAGAAAACCGTGGGCACCACCAAGTCGGTTGGATGCACCACCTGCCCCCGAGGGCTATGTACATCGCTGGATTCGTACAGCAATGCGTAATGAAGAGGACACAATGAATGTCCACACTAAATTACGCGAGGGATGGGAACCTGTCCGTGCTGAAGAATATCCAGATTACGATTACCCAGTTATCGGAGAGGGCAAACATGCTGGCGTCATCGGCCAAGGTGGTCTGATGTTATGCCGCATACCTGTGGAGACAGCTCAGGAAAGAGCCGAGTATTACGGGAACCGGACCCGCGAACAAATGATTGCTGTTGACCAGGACCTGATGAAGGAACAACACCCTTCAATGCCGATTAATCAAAGTCGGCAAAGTCGTGTAAGTTTCGGCGGACGTAAAAACGACGCCGATTAAAGGAAACTTTTAGAGGTGATCTAAATGGCTAATGTAAATGGCGCTTTCGGCCTAAAGCCGATCAACCTTGCTGGTGGGGCACCCAACAGCACAGGTACAACTGCGTATTTCATCAAGTCTGACGCCAGTGCGATTTATCAGGGTTCACCGGTCATTGCTACCAATGATGGCACTATTGCTATTACTGGTTCAGCATCCGGGGACACTTATAAGCACGTTGGTGTATTCTCAGGCTGTGAATACGTTTCTTCAGTAACTGGCAAGAAAACATGGTCTAACTACTGGCCTGGTTCTGGCGCAGATACTAACTTTGATATCGTAGCTTACGTTTACGATAACCCAACGCAACGATTCATTATTTCTACTGACGCTACCTTCGTAACAGAAGCAGCAGCGAAAGCAGCGATTTTTGAGAACGTTGCAATGTCAACAGCAACTACAGGATCGACCACTACAGGTCTTTCTGCGGCGGCTTTTGATGTCGATACGATTGATAATACTGATCCATCCTTACCATTGAAGGTCGTAGGTATCTACGATGATCCTGAGAACTCAGACTTCACTGCGGCTGGCGTTAGTATGATCGTTATGTTCAACAATCATGCGTTGCTTTCTAACAACGCTGAAGGCACCGTGGCATAAGGGGACATAAATAATGGCTATTTCTCGCGCACAACTAGCGAAAGAACTTGAGCCTGGACTCAATGCCCTCTTCGGCATGGAGTACGCCAAGTACGAAAATCAACACGCAGAAATCTACACAACTGAATCTTCAGATCGTGCATTTGAAGAAGAAGTAATGTTGTCAGGTTTCGGAGCTGCACCTACTAAGGGTGAAGGTTCTGGCGTATCGTATGACGATGCACAAGAAGCTTACACAGCTCGCTACAACCATGAGACTGTTGCACTAGCATTCTCGATCACTGAAGAAGCAGTAGAAGACAATCTGTATGATCGTCTTTCTTCACGCTACACTCGTGCTCTTGCTCGTTCAATGGCTCACACTAAGCAAGTCAAGGCTGCTTCTGTATTGAACAACGCGTTCACTGCAGGTGCGAATGCTGGTGGTGACGGTAAGGCGCTTTGTGCGACTGACCACCCACTGACTTCTGGCGGTTCATTCGCCAACGAGCCTACAACTGCCGCCGACCTTAACGAAACTTCACTCGAAGACGCATTGATCAGCATCGCTGGTTTTGTCGATGAGCGTGGCCTCAAGGTTGCATTGCGCGGTACTAAGTTGATTATTCCACGTCAGCTTCAGTTCGTTGCAGAGCGGTTAATGGTGTCTAACCTCCGCGTTGGCACAGCAGACAACGATGTTAACGCATTGCGTTCTATGGGTATGTTGCCTGACGGCTATGCTGTCAACG